AAAGAAATATTATTTACTTTACTTTTCTTTATAGGCGTTTTTTCCGAATTTATAGCTATTTCTTCGGAGTTTATACCTATTTCTTCGGAAGAAATGAGGGTATATTCGGAAAAAACAATATTTCTTCTGGACGCTTTACACATTGCTAAGTACCTTTCTTGTACTCCTTTTGAGGTGTAAACGCCCTGTTCAAACATCTCAGCAGAAAATAATCCTACTTTCACACAGTAGTCTAAGACCGCTTCTATAAACTCAACTTTATCCCCAGTTTGCTCTGAGACTATAAAGCCAAAATCTTCATCGTTAAGCACGTAATATCCATTGCGGTAGATAAAAGCCAAAACGCATATATAGACGCTCAATGCTCGCCCCGAATGATTTTTGATTAGTTTCCGAATCTTGATGTCAGAAAATATGTCCACATCTAAAGAAAAGTAATTGAAGCCTTGTTTTACGTTTCTTCCCATTACTTTTGTGTTTTAGGTGTTATGTACTTGTTAAAAAAAAACTCCCCTTGCCCTTAACTTGCTCTCTGGACAATGGCACGCCAAATAATAACGCTCGCCAAAGACAAGGGGAGACAAATGAATGATGTATTTAGAATAACGTTGTTTGATTGAGGTCGTCAATCATTCGTTGTAAGTTTCTTTGCATCTGATTGTAATATGAGGGCTTTAACTCTATTCCTATGAAATTGCGTTTTAGTCTCAAACTTTCGTGCCCTTCGCTGCCTATACCTCCAAACGGACTTAATACGGTTTCGCCTTCATTGCTCCACAAATGCAAGCAACGCCTAATGGTTTCTAATTGTAATGGGCAAATATGCTTTTCGTCCTTCTCATCACGTGCGCTGGCGTATTGCAAGGTATCGGAGTAATTGATGTCATACCACACGGGCTCAGCGTACTTTTGCCATAAACTTACGGGTAGGTAATTCTCTTGTTTCTCATCTGTTACTTGGTGTGTGATTGGCACTAAGTTATCGCCTGCATTGCGAAATACTAAGATGTAATCGGGTATTCCTGTGCGTGACATACTGCTGTCTTTTAAGATTGTTTTATGAAGCAATCCGATAGACTTGGTACGGGTTACTTCTACTACTGGGCTTTTCCAAATCGTTACCCTATCGTGATAAATAAAACCCTCTTTTTGGAAAGACTGAATGAGCATTCCTGAAAAGTCTTTGAGCCCTATATATTCGTCTTTGCTTTTCATTGCGGGCAAATCCATACAATGTACGGCTACCAATCGCCCGCTTTTTACTACCCTTGCTAACTCTTTCACAAGGAATTGAAAATGTACAAAGAACTCATCGTAATCCTTGCAGTTGCCCATATCACGAATGTCGTCTGAATAAACGTACAATTCGGCAAATGGGGGGCTGAATATTGAGAAATCTATACTATCGGTAGGGAGTTTAGCCACTTCCTCTACGCAATCGCCGTGTATGGCTCTGAATGTAGGTGTTTGCATATTTCTTGGTTTTTAATCATTAGTTCTTGCATTTGTTTGAATTGTATTTCCTTTTCCCTTATGGTACTCATAACGTTCTGCATTGTATCGGTAGTGATGATATTCACCGTTACATCGCCTTTCTTTCCAAAACGATGCGAACGCCTTACTGCTTGGTAAAAGCCCTCAAAGGAGAAGTCAGGGCTCATAAAGGTTTGATGCAGGCAGTGCTGAAAGTTTAGTCCGTATTTTGCTATCTGCGGTTTAGTAACCAAAACTCTGTATTTGCCGTCTACAAAGTCTAACAGCTTTTGCGCCTTATCCTCTGGGGTATCGCTTCCTGATACTTCTACCGCCCGACGAATACCTAAGGTTACCTCCTTGCTTTCATCGTTGTGTTTTACCCATACGATATGAGGCTCATTATCGGCATTAGCAATCTCAATAGCCTTTTCAATACGCTCTTCTTTGGTACGCCTCAATTCTTTGTTAAAATCAGTAGCCGATACTGCCATATTAGGAAACAACAAACCATTGCTAAAATCGTTTTGTGTGGTGATTTGGTACTCCTTGTAAATCACCTCTGATAAGTCATACCCTTGCATTGGGTAACCTATATCAGCAGGATTGGTAAGCATTACCGCCCAACTTGATATGAACTGATAGAACTTCTCTACTGCGTGCCCTTTTAGTCGCCATTTGCTTGTGTGGTCTTGGTCGTTGATAAAGTAGGTAGCAAGCATTCCTAACCTGCTTTGATAACCTAAAAACTCCGAGTGATTAGCCAGCTCCATAGGGTCGTTTGGCGAAGGGGTAGCTGTAAAAGCAAACTTGTAAGGGGTATTGTGAAAATACTCAAAGAGTTGCTTTTTTATCTGCCCCTCAAAGTTCTTCATTATTGAACTTTCATCTACGATTAGCCCCTCATATTCTTGCGGATTGATGTTGTGCAAATTCTCAAAGTTGGTAATTGTTACCTTATCAAGGTCAAACCCAAATTTTTCTGATTCTCTTTTGGTCTGTGCTACCACCACCAATGGGGCAATGATAAGCACAGGTTTATTGGTGTGTCTTACGATTTGGGTAGCAGTTTCCAGCTGCATTACCGTCTTTCCCAGTCCGCAATCAGCAAATACAGCGTGTTTGCCTTTGAGAATGTTTTTAGCAACAATATGCTGCTGAAAAGGGAATAGTTTAGGGTTCATCGGCAGTGGTGCAAAGCCTTTATGCTCCTTTGCTTTTTGTTTTAATCGCAAAAACTCTTGATACTCATTCATTTTGATTTGAAATTAGAGATTTGATAAAGATTTATGCGCACTCAATCTCCTTCAAATCGGGTTAAACAAATTAGACGGCTTTTTAGCCATTTGGTAGTAGTTGGTTATTAGGTAGTTGCGTTGTTTTTGGTCGTTTTTCAGTCGTTTTTCAGTCGTTTTTTTGACAGGTTTTAGACATTTGGTTACGAAAACTTTGCCCCCGCTCACGGCTCGAACGTGAGTGCTTGCCTATCGGGGTGCACAATGGCTACATTACAACGTTTCTTTGCTTTTATCTATATATTCCTTGCAAAACTGATGGTCTATTACTGCCTCTACATTCAGCGTTTTTGCCGAAAGCAAGGTCATTGTATAAGGAGGTAATTCTTTATCCTCATGAGCCACACGCATATAAGTTTCATAAAACGCCTCGCTTAGTGCTTTTGCCTCTTCTGCATTAGATGCTTTCACCAAAAAGCGCATTGGGTAAGATTCTTTATTTACCATTATTTCTACCTCTATCTGATAGAACTTATTTTGCTCCTCATCGCTGTTTTTCTTTGCCAATGATACAAGGGTAAAATACTGCTGCTCTTTGAGTGATTTTATTTCAAACGTTCCCTTATAATGCTGCTCCACATAGTCGGTAATGATTTGCTGTGCTACGGTAGCACTATTGGCATACAGATAAAACGTGCGCTTTTTGTCATTGTCATCTACCACTGCCGTCCAAATGGTAGCACTACCTCCTACCAATCGTGCCGAGCGTTGTAGGTTGCTAACTGATACTTCTTTTAGTTCGCCGCTATCCATAAAGAATTTGATAGTTTGCAGGTTGTCATCAGTTAGTTCCTCACCTTGATAAAGGATAATCTCCCTGCGCTCAATAGGGACTAACTCGCCTGTATCCTCATCAATAAATTTTTCTTCCCAACGGCGATAAAGATTTTCAGTTAGGTATTTGCCTTTTAAGGCGGTAAGGTCTGAGGTAGTGAATGTCTCCTCATTAAATCGGCTTACTGTTTCTTTTTTCATTGCTTATTTTACTTTAAAACTTGCTTATTTATATCTTCACTTTGATATTCAGTGCTTTATAACTTGTTTTTATCCTTGCTTAACAGGTGGAAAAACTTGCTTAATAATATTTACCTCCTAAGTTATTCACTTGCCTTTCTATCTCATTGAGAGAATTTAAATCATCAGGGGTTGGTAGGTATATACCCGCTTCCTTACTGGCATAGTCTCTGAAATTATCAATAGCGGTTGTCATTTCTTTTGTGTTTAAATCTGCTGTGCTTCTCCACGCTTCCCTTACCTCGCCAGTCTTGTAATTCACATATTCAGTTAGGAATATTTCATAATTAACCAACTTCTTAAATATCTCTTGCTTCACATATTCGGGAGTTTCGCCGTATTCTAATGCGAACCACGAAAAAAGGAGATGAATGTAATTGTTCTGTGAGTAGGTACGCTTAGGCTTCTTTTCAGTGATTTCAAAGGTCTTTTTCTTGTCAATAAGGTAACCTAATCGCTCCTTTGCCCGCTGTATATCAAACTCATTGCTTGCGTTGAAAATCATAGTTTATTATTCTT